ACAACCGGCGTGGTGACTGCATACGTTATCACTGACCCTAACGTGACTTTCCAAGCTCAATTGGATGGCCAAGTTACTCAAGCCGCCCTTGGCGCAAACACTTTCTTTGCTGCTGCTCAGTCTACTTCTACAGGTTCTACCCGTACAGGTAACTCTACCAGCGCCTTGGAAAGTACGGTTGTTACTACAGCTGCTGCGTTCAAGATTATTGGTTTCGCCTCCCCATTGACTGATGCTTACACCGAAGTGTTTGTTAAGTTCAATCCCGGCGCTTCTGCTTTCACTAACGCCGTTGGCATCTAAGGAGCTAAATCATGGCTATTTCACGCGCACAACTACTTAAAGAGTTGCTCCCCGGCCTGAACGCTTTGTTCGGTCTTGAGTACGCACGCTACGGCGAAGAGCACAAAGAAATCTACGAAACAGAGACTTCTGAGCGTTCTTTTGAAGAAGAGACAAAGCTGTCAGGCTTTGCTGCTGCACCAGTCAAAAACGAGGGCGCTGCCATCGCTTATGACAATGCACAGGAAGCATTCACTGCACGTTACACCCACGAAACCATTGCGATGGGCTTCTCCATCACAGAGGAAGCTGTGGAAGATAACTTGTATGACAGCTTGTCTTCACGTTATACCAAGGCTCTGGCCCGTGGTATGGCTTACACAAAGCAAGTTAAGGCCGCTTTCGTCCTGAACAACGCTTTTTCTGGTGGCCCTACATACGGCGACGGTCAAGTGTTGTGCTCTACAGCGCACCCCTTGGTTTCCGGTGGCACTAACAGTAACACTCCCGCTACTCCTTCCGACTTGAATGAGACTTCTCTTGAGAATGCCGTTATTCAGATCGCTGCTTGGACAGACGAGCGTGGTTTGCTGATTGCTGCTAAACCTAGAAAGTTGATTGTTCCGCCTGCTTTGATGTTCGTGTCTACACGTTTGCTTGAAACCGAACTCCGCGTTTCTACAGCCGACAATGACATTAACGCATTGAAGAATAACGGTTCAATCCCTGAAGGTTACACCGTCAACCACTACCTGACAGATCCAAATGCTTGGTTCCTGTGTACAGATGTGCCTAACGGCTTGAAGCATTTTGTACGTACCCCCATGTCTACAGGCATGGACGGTGACTTTGATACCGGCAACGTCCGTTACAAAGCCCGTGAGCGTTACAGCTTCGGCGTATCTGATCCTTTGGGCGTCTTCGGTTCACCCGGAGCCTAATAGGCATCAAAAAAAGAAAGGGGCTTCGGCCCCTTTTTTGTTGCATTGGTTTAAACACAGTGGTATAAACATGTTAATCCGGGCTTATCCGGTGTTCTGACAGTCCCGGCTGACGACATGCAGACAGAACACCCAAACTTGCATGTAAGGAATACATCATGGCACGCACTACGTTTCAAGGCCCAGTTCGTTCATTGGGCGGCATTTATCAACAAGGCCCAGCGTCTATTGTTGACATCACAACAAGCACCACATTAAGCCCAGAAGCTCACGGCGGTCGTATCATTTCTGTTGGTGGTTCTTTGGCTGCAGCAGTCACTTTGACATTGCCAGCAATTAACGTATCAGCAAACTCTGTTACATCTGGCCCCGGTCAAGACCCAAGCACAGCCAACAACGAAGGCGTTGTTTACACAATCTGGGTTCCTACTACCATCTCTACAAGCTCTTTGAAGATTGGTACAACTTCTGGTTCCAGCGATTTGTACGTTGGCGCTGTAATGTCTATTGATTCAGACTCATCTGGTGCTGTGGTTGCCTTCTCTGCTAACGGTTCTTCCAATGATTTCATCAACTTGAACGGTACAACTACCGGCGGTGTTGCTGGCACATGGATTCAAATTGTTGCTATTGCTGCTGACAAGTACATGGTGACTGGAAACGTTATTGGTTCCGGTACTGTTGCTACACCATTCGCAGATTCCTAATCAACTCAAGGGGCTTCGGCCCCGTTTTTAAAGGAGATTGATTATGTCAATGCAAACAGACGTTAAATCCGTTCACACTGAAGCTACCGGCACTATGGTGTCTGGACGCAACAGACTTAAAGGATACCATTGCATTTCTGGTGGTACAGCTGGAGATGTTATCTTCCGTAATGGCGGCGCAAGCGGTACTGTATTGTTGCAGTTTAATATTGGAACTGGAACTCAGCCAATTACCATGCCTATTCCCGGCGAAGGTATTTTGTTTGCAACCAGCATCCATGTGACATTACCTGCAACCGCAAAAATTACGGCGTTCTATGGCTAAGAGTCCAGCATGGCAGAGGAAAGAAGGCAAGTCCGAGAAGGGCGGCTTGAACGCCAAAGGTCGAGCCTCTGCGAAAGCGCAAGGCATGAACTTAAAACCTCCCCAGCCGGAAGGCGGCTCACGGCGCGACTCCTTTTGTGCAAGGATGAGTGGTCACAAAAAGAAGAACACCAGCGCAGAGGTGGCGAGAGATCCAGACTCACGCATAAATAAGGCATTAAGAGCATGGAACTGTTGAGTTGTACTAAATGCAAGACGGATAAACCGGCTACGGCTGAGTATTTTCCTTTGCACAATAAAAAACAAAACGGTTTAGATAGCTGGTGTCGAGCTTGCCGTTCTGAATACCGGAATGCTAATTGCCGTGGTGCGTACCGTAACGCTATTACCGATGAGGCATTAGCTGATTTAAAAGCTACAGTCACACAATGTGTTATCTGTGGTTTAGAAGACAAGTTGGTAGTAGATCATGACCATCAAACAGGCAAAGTGCGCGGCTTATTGTGCAATCATTGCAACCGTGGATTAGGACATTTTAGAGATGACCCTATGTTGCTTGAATTTGCGGCTCAATATTTGTATGCCTCGGCAGATCATCCTGCTTGGGATAAATACAAAGAAGGTGCAAAATGCTAGATTTAAACACCGCATGGTCAGCAATCCTATCTTTAGTGATTGGATTGCTGGGCTACATGATGAACGAAAAGTTCAGGGAGCTGGCTCGTGTCACGATCCTGTTGAACAAAACACGCGAGGAGGTTGCCCGTGATAACGTTACTCAAGCAGAAGTGGACCGCATTACAAACCACATTGACCAACGCTTTAACAAACTTGAAGCAAAAATTGACCAACTTATTCAAAAAGGATAACTAATCATGGCTGCATTTATCCCTGCTCTTGTTAAAGGTTACCTTGGCAATCAAATTAAAAACTACGCAACGTCTAAATTTGAGAATGCTGTTGGTCTTCCAAAAGATTCATTAGCTCTAGCAACCAATCCAGCTGGATTTGCCAAGAACATTGTTAAAGACGTAGCCAAAGATTACGGCAAGCAAGCGTTTTTTGGCCGCAATGAAATTCCAGTTGAAGATCGTACGCCATCTCCAGCAGGAGATATTGGTAGTGCACCTTCCATTGAAGATATGGAGTACGAAGGCGATTATGAGCAGGCTGGCATGAGACGAGGCGGTAAAGTAAAGAGCAAACCATCGTTTAAACCAGTCAAATCTAGTTCAGCTTCCCGCCGTGGTGATGGTATTGCGCAGCGCGGCAAGACCAAAGGTAAGTACATTTAATTTCAAAAGGTGATGATATGAAAAAGATGAATATGGGTGGTTACGCAGACGGCGGTATGACTATGGTCAACAAGGGCGGCAAAATGGTTCCTGACTTTGCTGCTGACGGCAAAGGCAAAATGGCTAAGGGCGGCATGGCTAAAGCAGACATGAAGCAAGACAAGAAGATGATGCAGAAGGCCGTGAACAAACACGAAGGCCGTTTGCACAAAGGCGCGTCTATGACTAAATTGGCTAAAGGCGGCGGCATTGAAACCAAGGGTAAAACCAAAGGCAAGATGATTGTCATGAAAAATGGCGGAAAGTGCTAAGGAGCTAAAAATGGCAACCAAAAAACCAACAAAGTTTAAACGCTACGACGAAGGCGGCAGCGTTGATGATTCTGACGCCAAAAAGCGTGGTTTAGAAATCTCCAACAAAGAAGCGCCAGTAGGCTTTTTTGAGCGTCTTCGTATGGGCAACATTGATCAGCCCGGCTCAGAGGCGTACAACCGCTTCGGCGCTGGCCGTGCATATGCCAAAACCATGGAAGATGAGGGTGAGGCTATGCGTGCCGCGCAACGCGCTCCTTCTGCCCCGGCTGCGCCAGCTCCATCTGCCCGCCCTTTGTCTGACGACATGTATTCAGACTATGGTCCTAGTGAAGGCCGCAGCTCTGGCGAAACAGTTAAGCCAACACGCCCAGCAGCAAGCAAGCCGACAGTGCCAGCATCTAAGCCTGCCGCTCCCAAATTAACGCCTGAATCTTTCTCAGTGCCTAGATTGATCGACCGCACCAAGCCTGTTGGCACAGGCAATCAGCGCGGCCCAACTGCCGAAGAGTTGGCTGACTATGCTGCTAAGAAAAATAAGAAGCCATCTACCGCAGAAAAGATGGATGTTCAAGGCATGAAAGAAAAAGCCAAATCTGCTTTGGCAGAAGATCCAACCGCTTTGATTGGCGGCGCTGGAGCGGCTGCTGCAGCTTTGTTGGCAAGAAGCAAGTTTGGCAGAATGGCCAAAGGTGCAAAAGAAGTTGCAGAAAAAGCCTCGCCATACCTTAAAGAAATTGGCACTAATGCTTCTAAAAAGCTTCTTGAAGGGCCTCGCAAGTTGCTTGAAGGTCCTCGTAAAGCCACCAAAACATCAGATGTAACGGATGTAGTTCCTAAATCTACGTCATATCGCAGCTTGACTGGTAAGGCTAGAGAAGATGCAAGAGCTGACGAAGCCCGCGATAAGTTGATGAAGTCTGACTTTGTTAAAAAGCCCAAGAAGTCATTGGATGAGTCAGATACCAGCGGTGGCGCAATTGGCTACAAACGTGGCGGCAAGGTCATGAAGTATGCCTCTGGCGGCATGGTTGGATCTGCGTCTAAACGTGCTGACGGCATTGCCACCAAAGGCAAGACTCGTTGCAAGATTTGCTAAGGAAAAAACATGGGAACTCTCAACGCAGTTAAAAACCGCATCCGCACACTTGGTTTAACAAGTGAAGATGATGAGGTTTCTGGTGATTCACCTATGGCGGCTAGTGCTCGTGCCAAAGGTTTAGATAAGTACGATATGTTGGCAGGTACATATTCTGGCCCCGGTCAAGCCATATCTAATGCCGTCCGTGCCGTCCGTGGCGATTTGGGTACAGAAGCTGCTGCTCGTAAAGAAATGGGAGCTAAAGCCGCCCGTGAAGCAGATGCTGGCATGAAGCGTGAGATGCGCGGCGTTCAAAAGCCTGCTAACTTCGATGCAATCGAAGAAGCCAAACGCGATGCTAAAGATGCACGTGACCGCAAGAAGATTAGCGAAATGGGCTACAAAAACGGTGGCTTTGTTCGTGCTGCTGACGGTATCGCCCAGCGTGGTAAAACACGCGGAAAGATGTGCTAAATCATGATTGCCAGCCGTGGCATGGGGGCCATATCCCCAAGTAAAATGCCCAAAGGCGTAAAGAAAGCCCGCAGGGATGACACTGACTTCACGCAGTATGCTGAAGGTGGTAAAGTCAATGCTGCCGGTAATTACACAAAGCCCGGTCTGCGTAAGCGAATTGTGTCTCAGGTTAAAGCTGCGGCAACTCATGGCACAGGCGCAGGCCAATGGTCTGCCCGTAAAGCGCAACTTGTTGCTAAGAAATACAAAGAAGCTGGCGGAGGGTACAGAGATTGAAAGCTCCTCAGAAATCACTCAAGGATTGGGGTGACCAGAAATGGCGCACTAAGTCTGGTAAACCGTCAAGCAAGACGGGTGAGCGATATTTGCCTGAAGCAGCAATTAAGTCTTTGTCCCCCCAAGAGTATGCGGCTACAACCAAGGCCAAACGTGCTGGCAAGGCGTCTGGTAAACAGTTTGTAGCTCAACCCAAAGCAATAGCAAAGAAAACGGCAGGATTTAGATGACCACTACCGGCTCAACCCTCTTTAATCTTGACTTCACGGAAATTGCCGAGGAAGCATGGGAGCGTGCGGGCCGGGAGATGCGTTCAGGTTATGACTTGCGTACAGCACGCAGGTCAATGAACCTAATGACCATTGAGTGGCAGAACCGTGGCATCAACATGTGGACCATGGAGCAGGGTATCATTAACCTGACTCCCGGTTTGGCTACATACGCATTACCTACAGACACCATTGATCTGCTAGAGCAGGTCATCCGTACTGGGTCTAACACTGCGTCTACACAGGCTGATCTCACCATCACACGTATTAGTGTTTCTACTTATGCGACCATCCCAAACAAGCTACAGCAGGCGCGTCCAATCCAAGTCTGGGTCCAGCGCTTGTCTGGTGAAGTCAATCCTACAAGCTCTACGCTTGCTTCAGCCATCAACTCTACAGACACCACGATCACGCTTAACACGGTGGTTGGGTTAGCCAATGCTGGGTTTATACGCCTAGACAATGAAGACATCTATTACACATACGTCACAGGGAATACCCTAGGCGGTGTGTTCCGTGGCCAGAACAATACGACCGCAGCTTCTCATGTGATTAATACTGCGGTGTATGTGCCCCAGCTTCCTGCTGTAACTGTCTGGCCTACGCCTGACAACTCTACTCCTTACCAGTTTGTGTATTGGAGACTGCGCAGAGTGCAAGATGCTGGCGCTGGTGTTGAGACAGCAGACATGAACTTTCGCTTCCTGCCTTGCCTTGTTGCTGGTCTGGCATATCACATTGCCATGAAAGTGCCTGAGTTAATGCCTCGCCTTGATATGCTCAAAGCTGCATACAACGAGCAGTTTGATCTGGCTGCTGGCGAAGACCGCGAGAAAGCTGCTGTTAGATTTGTACCCCGTCAGATGTTTATCGGTGGGAGTATGTAATGGGTAACCGATTTGCATCCGGCAAGATTGCGATTGCTGAATGTGATCGCTGTGGACAGCAGTACAAATTAAAGAAGCTTAAGACCGAGGTCATTAAGCAGCGTCAGTATCAGTTATTGGTGTGTCCAGAATGCTGGGATCCAGATCAACCGCAGTTAATGCTCGGCACGTTCCCAGTAGATGATCCACAGGCATTGCGTAACCCACGTAAAGATACAACCTATGTAACGTCTGGTGTAAACGTACTAGGCAATCTGTCTGGTGGTTCGCGAGACATTCAGTGGGGTTGGGCACCTGTAGGTGGATCTAGATTTTTTGATGCAGAATTGACCCCCAACTACTTGGTGGCAACGACATTTGTTGGTACAGTCTCTATATCTTAAGGAGTTTAAACATGGCATATACACGATCAGCTGACGGCATTGCTAAAAAAGGCAAGACCGAAGGTAAAAACTACGGCGATAGTGGCCCCGTTGCTAAAATGATGCACGGCGGTAAAGGCAAGGGTAAAGGCAAAACTAATGCCGATATGTTGTCTATGGGTCGTAACTTGGCAAAAATTGCCGCACAGAAACGAGGCTAATCATGGCTACATTTAGCAAAAAATTGATGGGTAAAGAAGTTGGCGATGCCAAAGTCTATGCCACACCCCACACCATGACTGGTAAAGTTGTTAAGGCTTCCGACAATCCGGGTTCTGGCCCTGACCACAGCGATGCCAATACCGTTAATATGTCTGTTGGAAATATTAGTCGCCGTGCACAGCCAGCAACTAAGACAACTGGTATCAAGATGCGTGGTACTGGTGCGGCCACTAAAGGCGTTATGAGTAGAGGCCCGATGGCATGACATACAACGAACTCGTCACGTTGGTTTCAGATTACTGTGAGAACACGTTTCCCACGGTGGATATGGACACGTTCATTCGGCAGGCGGAG